CAAAAAAGCTTTTGAGGCTGCCCGGGTGGTAGCAACAGGATTGTTGGTAGACGAGGCATGGAGACGAGCGAAGGACGGCGTGCCGAAGGGCATTTATTACAAAGGTGACCTAGTCGGTCATGAATTAGAATACTCTGACAGACTTCTGGAACTACTTCTTAAAGCCAATGATCCCAAGACATATAAGGATCGTGTCTCAACTGAGGTCTCTGGTCCTGATGGAAAGCCAATTAAAAGCAAAGTATCCCATGTACACCGTATAATCTTTGAAGACAATGGTGGTTGAGCACCGTCACCACATAAGTAAACTCTATAAACCAGTTTTCACCACTAAAGCGAGGTACATTCATATTTGGGGTGGTCGTGCAGCTGGCCGATCTCATTTTGGTACAGACTACGCCCTTATCCTAATAACCCGACCTGACTACTTCCGTGGTGTCTTCCTCCGTAACGTCTTTTCAGATATCCGTGATTCCCTGTTCGCTGACTTCAAAGATCGAGTTGAGGAAAGCGACTACAACATAGAAGATTTTGAGATAAACGACTCCAAAATGTCCATCCGGTATAAACCTACCGGAAATACCATCATCAGTAAAGGCTTCAAGAAATCATCCGGGAACCGTTCTGCCAAACTTAAATCACTCGCTGGTTGTACCCATGTATTCATGGAGGAAGCAGATGAGAACCCGGAAACCGACGTAAACAAGCTGGATGATAGTATACGTACTGACAAGATTGAGAACATCCAGATCATCTTCATGTACAACCCACCGTCAAAGAACCACTGGCTGATAAAGCGATTCTTCAATCTGGTGGATACCGGTATTCTCGATGATAAGGGTAAACCGATCCCGTATTACAAAGCTATCCCCAAGACTAACCCCGATGTCCTGGTTATTCACTCTACTTACAGAGACAACATCAAGAACCTGAATGAAAAGACGGTAAAGAAATACGAGTCGTATGGGGATAAGAACTCCCAGTTCTATAACGAGGAAATGTACTATGTCGATATCTGTGGACTGGTTCCAGAGGGTGCACGTGGTAGAATCTACCGAGGCTGGAAACCGTGTTCACTTGAATTCTTCCGCTCCCTTCCTTGGCCGTCGTATTACGGTTTGGACTTCGGTTACTCAGATGATCCAGTTGCTCTGGTGGAGATCAAGTCTCACAATAATATGAACTTCTGGCATGAGGTGATATATGAGCCGGGGTTAACAAATCCGGCGCTGGCTGATCTTATGCGAGTTCGTGGCGTGTCCAAGAAAGCAGAGATATACGCTGACAGTGCAGAGCCGAAATCGATACAGGAGTTAAAGGATCTTGGGTTCAATGTTAAACCGGCAGATAAGGGTCCAGACAGCCTGTTATTTGGCATTAAACAGATATCAGCTATGGAGAACTATGCAACTGAGTGTTCTTCCAACCTGTGGGCTGAAAATGAGGAATACAAATGGAAGCTGGATCAGAATGGAGAACCAACCAATGAACCGGTAGACAAAGACAACCACTTAAAAGACGGAGGCCGATATGGAATCACTACACATCGGAAATTGCGCAGAAAGAAGAAGATAAAGGTAGCAGAGACAAAGCAGCCTTCAATACCAAACACACATAGTAAGGAAAAAGCTAACCCATTGGATTGGTTGTAATCTATATTGAGTATTTTTAATCAATACAGATTATCTTTGAGAAAAGTTCTTTTATGAGTGAAATCACCAATCCAATCTCAGAGGCCGCAGACATCTTGGAATCCGCAAAAGACGTCATCACGACGGTACTGGAAGGTAATCCTTCTGTACTGCTCATGGTATCTTCCCGCCTCACACAGACAATCAACCGGCTTAATGGAATGACAGGTAAGCAGCCTCTTAACAGCCAGAAGGTAGATCACCCCCCAATTACCAACTTCCTCGGTGAAGAAATTAGTGTTCCCCAAAAGATCAAAATTGAAGATCTGACACCTGAACAAGCAGACAGACAATCTTTCCTAACCAAAGTTCAAGCATTGTATGCTCAGTTTGAAACACTATCTCCTGAAGGTGTCCTGGCATCCTACACTATACCTGAAGATCAGCTGCTGATCCGCGGTGTGGCTAAGCTGGCAGGTGTTGAGGAGTTCGAAGATCGTGAGCTCAACGAGGAATTTATTGAGGATATCCAGAAGGCTATCAAAGAGAAAAACTCTCATGAAGCCAATGAGAGTGAAGTTCTCAAAAAGATCCAGTCAGGCGATGTTACTGGCAACACTACTGGTAAAGGAGCTAAGAGCGGTAAAACCGGTAAAGCAAATAACCCGGAATAATGAGATTAACCATTAACGATAAACAGGTAGTATTACCATCGTCGCTGTCCGAGTTCACACTCGGGCAGCGTATCGCCTTTCAGGAAGAATACGGGAATGATCTCGATACCTGGTTAAAGCGCATCATCGAAATGCCTGATGGGATTGAGAAGGAACTGGAGATAACCGAATTCAAATTCGAGCAGATGTTCCAAACGTTCGCCTTCTTTACTGAATGCACTCCAGAAGCCCTAAAGGAAAGTGAATTCATTGATGATATAGCAAACATCTATTATTCCTGCTTATCAACCCTGTTCGAGCACGAAAAGGAAATTGAACTTAAACAGGAGTATGTGTGGAAAGGTGAATTATGGCAACTGCATCCTCCAACGCTGAAGCATGGCGATAAAATGAAGTTTGGCGAATTCATAGATGCTAAGCAGATCATCAAGAATCTCGCTGATCTAGGACAGTCTCAGTGGCATGGCTTATTGAACCTGTCTGCTATTTATCTCCGAAAGAAAGGTGAGGAGTACGACGAGTCATTCCTGTATGAAGGTAGTGACCGGCTGGAACTTATGAAACAGTTACCGATGGACATTGCGCTCGCCGTAGGTTTTTTTTTGAGCAGTTCAATGAATCTGTACATAAATCATTTCCAGTCTTTCACCCCTCAAGAGCAAAGGGAGGCGGTCGCTTCTCTGCTGCTCACTACGAACGATGGGGATGGGTAAACTTCCTGAAAGCCATTGCGAAAACCAAGGTATTCGATATACCTGCCAGTGGTCTCAATAGTATACAATGCGCAAGGTTGGCCCCGTGCTTTGATGTACTGATATATGCTTCTGAGGATAAAGAACTGAATGAGGCACAGGCGCTGGATTACGAGGCCGAATCAAACAAATACAAATAATTATTAAAACCTCTTATATGAGCACAGAACAGTTTCAGCCAATCACGTACAAGAAAACCCCTGTTGAAAGATTCAACGAGCTGCTGCAGCAGGAATTACAGGAAACGGCGATGCCGACTGAGCATATCTCACCTGACTGGCTCGGATTCGCCAGCGCCGCGTTAAGAAGCAGTTCTCCGATGTCTTTGGGATTAAGTCCGGCTCAATTCAAAGAGCTGTTTACCGCTTGCCATGAGGCGAAGAAACTGACATTGTTGGACTTTTCCACACTGGCAAACAACCTGGAATCTAAAAGTGCCAATGACCTTGGGTATAACATGAACACTTATTTCGAGGTACTGTTGAGCGGCGCCAAAGCTGTTGAGCAGTGGAATGAGATTGTTAACGGTATCCGGGAACGCGTGCAAAAGCAAGTTGCTCAGGAGCTGGTTGACGCGAAAGAAAAGAAATCCGTTGTGCCATTAACAACCATTGGACAGGCATGATCAGTTATCCCTTCATAGAAGCGCTTTTTAGAAACGTCCTGGAGAAGTCAAAAGGCATCGAGGGACGTTTCCACACCTGTCCAAAGATGGGGATCGAGATCAATACGGACCAGCTCAGGGAGGTATTGGATGACACAGTGAAGCCAATACCCGGCAAGAAATATCCTCTTGTATTGATGATGCCACCACGTAGCCAAGGTAAATACACAGAAAAGGGCGGAGAATGGGAGAAATACCAGATAACGCTATTCTTTCTCACTACTACCTATTACAACGGTAATAACCAGGTGAAAAACCCAAATGCAGGAACCGGCACATCTACCCACACCATTCCGCAGGACTGGCACGATATGAAGCGTTGCGCGATGAATTTCATTCGGGTATTGAATACAGTACAAAAGACAAAGGGACTGGTGAGTAACATGTTTCGCATTGGTGGAGACGCTGATCAGGGCCGGATGATTGATCCTATTTCATTGATCGGTGTCGATCGGGCTTCAGGTGTTCGCCTCTACTTCACCTGTTCCCTCTATAATGGTTGCGACATGGAGGATTACGACGAATCAGAAATCAATTCTATCACCATTCCGGATGCAGATCCGCACCCGGAGCATAAGCTTTAATCTATGGAAAGTATAATCAACAAAACAACTGGAGATATTGATATTCCTGTTCTCGTAAAGAAAACCCAGGAATATGTTGAGGCAAAAGACGATCAAGCAAAGTGGGCTGAAGCTGTGATTGGATTAGCTCAGAGCCGCGGCGTAGATGCTCAAACTTTCATCCAGCAAATGAAGGACTATGCGGTGTCATTGCGGAAGAAATATCCGCACTGGAAACCGGCGAAACTTCAACGAAAAGTTGCAGAATACTTTAAACTCGATCTGGTATGACGTTAAACGAGATAGCCAGCCTGATACCTGCAGAATATCGCAGGGAGATACTACAAACCAACATGATTAGTCAGGCGATTGCAAATACGGCAGATCCCAGCATGTATTACCTGTTGAACATATGGCAGACATACGTCGATCCGGCAAATAAGATTGATGTAGGATGCGGATTATGCCGGGAACAGATACTTAACAACTACAGAGGGATACAGGAAACTCTCGTAACCCTCGAAAAACAATCACAACTGCTTGCATCTTTATGAGATCACCAGAGGAAATATTAAGAGGCGGCGCAGGTATCATCGAAGCTGGCATAAAAGAGGAGAGCCGTGCACAGGGCCATTACCTCACTGGAGGTTTGGAGAAGTCCCTTTCTCATATAGCTGGTAAGTTCGGCCCATTCCGCATGCTGACCGGTACCGGCGTCAGTTACGCTAATGTCCTGAACTACGGAGTTACAGCAGCGAGAGTGCCTTTTAAGGAGGGATCAGGTGCCGGTACCTCCCAATATATTGAAGGTCTAAAACAGTTCTTTATGACCCGTAAAGGGTTAGGTGAAAAAGAAGCTCTCAGCGCTGCGATCGCAACCGCCAAAGTGCATAAAAAGGAAGGTATGCCAACCAGAGCATCGTATCAGTACAGCAGTACTGGGGCGCGTACCGGTATGATCGAGATTGCGATGAGAAAGGTAGAGCCGCGATTGGATGCACATATCGTCACCGGATTTGACAACTTGGTAAGCGACGTTTTTGCTCGAGTAAAATCAGAAACCGTATAAAATGCCAATCACAGCCATCACATCACAACCTGCCGCGAACAGCCTCAATGCTGCTTACCGGCCAGTTATGTTCAAGGTTACAGCACAATCCACATACGTTACTAGTCAACCCCCGGTTGTCTACTGTGACATATATTTTGGCGGGGTTTATTACAAAACCTTATCTAAAACCCTTCCCTTAGCTTCTGGTGAATGGCAATTCGATATCCAGGATGCAGCACAGGAGTATTTACGTCGATACCTGCCTCCAAATGGAGGCACTGATTTATACAACGCGTATCCTGCCATGTCGCAGGTATTCTGTCGTTTCAGGTCCAGTGGCATTAATACCAATACATTTATCGTCCAGGAAGGAGCAATTCCCGTTCAGGGTACCGGTACTATTACGCCGGTTGCCGGTGGAGGAACACAAAGTAACACGGTGTATGTGGTCAACGCCACGTTGCAGCATGAGGATAATCAGATCCTTACCAGCCATTTGAACAGCTTCAAAGCTGGTACATGGAGTGCGGCTGCCTTTCCTTTAACTCATCGTCCGGTACGATATCGGCTCCACCTTGGCAATAGTGATTACTTCCCGCTCGCTTACACAGGCAATAGCCCGTTGAAGGCAATAAAGGTGTATTACCGGTACAAAGGTCAGAGTACGTACAATGTCTTGAACAAATCATTTGATAACCCTTGTCCGATCGTCCTGGCTGCTACAACTCCGACCTCAGTGGATAGCACCAATCAGCAATTATCATTCACCTGGCAGGCGATGCCATATTATGTCACCGGTGTTAAGATCGAATACCGGAAAGTTGGTACGACAGGTGATCCCATCGTCATTTTCGCCGACCCGAACCCAACTACGACTCCCACAGTCACAGTACTTAAAGGAAAATATGAAGTATGGTTCACGGCAATCGGTAATTGCACTGGTGGCAGAACCGGTTACAATAACGCAGGAATAGTATAACAATGGAAACACAGTCCTCATATCACATCCCGAATGGCCCGAAAAACATGGCTGCATTATTCCCGTCTATTAACTGGAAGTATGTTGAAGATTATTACACAGAAGTTACCAACCTT